CTTCTTCAAAACCTAAAAGGAACAAGTGAATAATTGCAATTTTATTCATTTCTTGAACCATAGATTTTTGAATTCTATTAATGGTTCTTGCAAATCTGATATCCATCAGTGCCAAGCTTTTACCATCACCTACGGTTTCTTCAAATCCTAAAAATGCTTTTGGTATACGAAGTGCTGTAACAAGTTTCTTTTGAATATATTCAATATCTGCAATTTCAGATAAGTTCTGTGCACCAGGTAATGTGTCAATTGGACTTGGCGCTGCAGGGTCTCTTACAGGAATAAAATAATCTTGGTCAACCGCCATTTGGTTAAATCTCATATCTACGTTACCTGTTTTAGAATCAACAATTTGTTCTCTTTTAAACTTGTTGGCAACACGTTGTACGTAAGCCTCAACATCATCGTCGTTCATATTTCCGACATATACTTTGAAGACCCTACGTTCAGGGGCTCTTGAAGTACGGTATATCAACATCGCGTCCTCCGATAATAGAAGTTGTTTCCAAATTCTACGGGACTTTTCCAACATAGATGTACCATACGGCAATTTACGGTCATCACCCAATAATCTAAAGTGAGCAATTTCCCAAGGTTGGAATTCCATATTCTTTTCTTTCCAATAGAATTTCAATCCTTTATTTTTAGTGTAATCGTTACCTATGTTTGGAGATACTGAACCATCCATAAGTCCACTTTCAACCCTTTCAACTTCAATGTTTGGTAACTGAACACAACCAACAACACCCTTTTCAGGGTCCAATCTTAGATAAACAAAATTGTCACCATACTTACAAGTGTTTCTAGTCCACATAGGTAAGTTAGTGTTAATATCTAAGTTATTATTGAATAAATCCGCTAATACAGATTTAATCCTTTTTGATTCTGAATAAATCTGTAATACAAAACCATCTTCATTAGGTGTTGTAGATTCTTCAGCGTAAATGTCTAAGGCTGCAGAAATTTCTGGAGTATACTCCATAGACTCATAGTCATAATAAGATGATAATCTATTTGGTTGGTAGTATACTGCTTGAGTGTATAAATTATTCTCTACCTTAGCAAATTGTCCTGCCAAGTAAGCGGTTTGTCTTGCTTGGAGTTTTTCCTTTTCATATTCGGCTTTATCGGTAGTTCTTAAAAGTTCTTTTTTATCAAACTTAAATACAGGAAAATCCTGATTCATTAACGCGTCAGGACCTAAGGCTCTACCTAATCTTTGCCAAACTGTAAATTGCTTATTTTCTGCCATACTCTATAAAATTATTCAAACTAGTCTGAATATAAATACTATCGAGAACCAAACAGCCATTTATATTTCTCATAATCATTTTTAGAGGGTTCATAATTCCTACTATGTTGTTGTTGATTCGGAAATTGTGGTATTGACGGATTAAAATATTGTGAACTATCTTTATGTTCATTTACAGTTGTGGACCAAGAATCAATCATTGCTTTAGTGTGATTAACCACCTTAGTCAATGAAGGGAACGCCGCTTCAGCAGCATACAACGCCATTGAAATTGACATAATACAATCATCGTGATGTCCTCTTTGGTGGTCAGGTCTACCATTTATGTATACAAATGTTCCCATTTCACCTAATAATCTACTTGACCTGACTTTAAAGTCGTGTCTAATTGCCTCCTCAAATGATGCAATGATTTGAACTCTTTTTGAATTAAAATTAATACCAGGTATTTTTTCATTTTGTTTAGGGTCATATTTCCATTTGTTGGTTAAGTCAACACCATCATAATAGAAATTTTTATACCCTAATTCTTGTAATCTTCTTGATGTCGCAACACCCATACCCCCCGTTAAGTCAACAATACATAAAGCATTATACATTGTTCCCCACTTGTACGCAATCTCTGCTAATACATCGGGTGGTATTTTACCAACAAATTCTAAAACCTGTTCTCTTGAGTCAAAATCAATGATTTCAATACACGAGAAGTCTTCTGAATCTCCCCTTGATACATCAACACCCATCACATATTTGTGATTATTTTCAGGTTCTTTCCATATCCAAAGTTGGTTACCCATTAATTTGGCTGTTGGTTCTTTTACATCATTCTCAGAAATTTTTTGGGTTAATAAAGAATCAAATACGTTATCACCTGAACCCAAGAAATTACATTCCAATTCCTGAGCAACTTTTCGTTTGTCGTACTTGAGTTTTTTAACCATACTCTCAAACCAACTTGAACAAGGTTTATATCCTTGTTCCATATATGTTTGAATTAGTTCAATATCTCTGTCGTATGGATTTTCATCGGGTAATTGTCTTACAACGTCTTTGGGGTATTCTTCCTTATTTAACAAATAATGAACAATATCCTCACATTTAACCATATACAAATCTTTGGTATAACGAGGGTCACGGAACCAATACATTGGCGTGATTTTGAAGTCGTTCATACCTCTTTGTGCTTGGTCGTAAATTTCGTAGTAAATCGGGTCGTATCCGTTAGGTGTTGATATTACAACAACTTTACCACCCGTAGATAGTGAGGCCATACAAGCCGCCCAGAAATCACTGTCAGCTTCAATAAACGCCGCCTCGTCAAATATTAATATCGTGGGGGTATAACCACGTAAGGCATCTTTAGATGTGGCAACCGCCTTAACTTCACATCCATTAGTTAATTTAAAGTGTCTGGCAGAGTTTTTTTCACCTGAGAACCCAATACCAACCCAGTTCGGCCATTGTTCCGTAAAAGCTCTAATTTTATTAGCAAATTCTACAGATGTTTCTAATTTATTGGCAATAATAAGAATCTTTTCAGGTTTTTCTTTTCGAGCAAACGCTAATCGTTTACTTGCCCAACCTGCAGTAACCGTAGATACACCCGCCTGACGATACTTCAATGCAATGTTTTCATTATACATTTCGTAATCGTTAACAAGTGTTACTTGGTCTTTAAATAATTCTAAGGGAACATACTTTGATACTGTGTTATCGTATGTTTGTAGATATGTTTTAAGAGCATAAGGAGTGCTTTTCATACACTTCTTATACTCTATTAAAACTTGTTCTTTTGTTAAACTCATTATTTAGGACGGCTTAAGCCAAGTCCTGCTAAGAAATCATCAAAATCATCATCGTCATTGTCATCTGAACCACCATCTTCATTTTCATCGTAACTTTCGTATTCTTCTTTTACTTTGAAGGCAGTGTTCATCAAATCACGGAATTTATCAGTGGCTTTCTTATTTCTGTCTTTATCCTCTGAAATTACATCTCCAATAAGTCTAAGGAATTCGTCAGCAGGAAGTTTGTAAAGTTCCATTTGGAACCAGTTTATGATACCTTTATTCTCCTCCTCAAATACTTCATCAGGGAGTGAAAATCTTATCTTTTCAATAACTTGAGGACCAATTCTTAATGACCACGCCTCCATAGGAAGTGTATCAGTTTGACCCAAAACTTTTTCTCTCATAACAGGGTCTTGTGGTAATCCATAACGACCTTTAGCTTCTTCAAGACCTTTTAAAATTTCGTGACAAAGGATTGGGAATAACATACCCCAAGCCGAGATTGTAGTATCAGGTTTTTCTTCACCACCTTCATCTCCACCACCATCATCATCACTATTATCTTGTAATTCAACTTTTCCACCAACACCTTGTCCTGTTTGACTCATCATTTCGATAGCTCTTTCATCTGTAAAGTAGTTAAAGTCATTTACAGACATAATTAACAAATATGCATCGTATAGTTGTGGGTTGATAGCGTTAAGTGCTCTTCTTACAGATGGTTTTTGGAAAATATAGTGACCTTTTTTAGCCGCCCCTTGAATAACAGCATTGATGATGTTTCTTTTGTGAGTTTCAAGTTCAAGTAATTCTTCATCAGTCATTACATCTGCATCGAAAGAAGACATTTCTAATTTTTGCTCAATTTCTTCTTCAACCTCATCATCAATTTCTTCGGCCTCCATACGGAAGTTATTCACATTGATTTGTTCACCTAAGTGTAAATCGAAGTTAAACCAATCCATTGGCATTTCAGACTCCTCAAGACACGCTTGTAGGGCTAAGTTTTTTAACTCATCAATATGTTGTTGTTCTATTCTCCAAACTTGAGGAACCATTCTAAATGACTCTGCTTGTAACATTTGAAATAAGTTACGTGGAGTTACCAAAGTATCTTTACCTGTAACTGTACGTAATTTATCAACAACTTGTTTAAAACGGTTAGTAACGAGTTTTTGAACGTCTTTTTCAGAACGTCTTAATGCAGGATTTTTTGCATATGGACTTTCAGGGTCACCAAGTTTTCTTTCAAGACTTGGGTCCATTCTTTCAGGGTAATTCCCATAATCAATCTGTTCTTTAATTCTCTTATTTGCCATTTTTCAAAAGTTTCATAATTACTTGGATAACATCCTCTTTAGCTTTCTCTTTGTCAGCCGCTTTAGGTGCGGGATTTTCACCCGGATTAGGGTTTTTTCCTGGGTGAGCAGGTCTTGTTCTTGGTTTTGTACCAGGTTTAACACCAGGTTTAACATCCGGTTTTGTAGGTGCGGTTGTTGGTTGTTCAGATAACATTTTCATAAAATCTCCTTTTGTCATTTTTGGTTGTAGATTTCTCTCCACCAAAGATACAATTTCTTTTTCAATTAAAGAAATGTAAGGGTCTTTTCCTTCTTTCAAAGATTGTTTTACATCTTTAACACACCTTTCATACTTGTTCTTTTGTTTTGCACTCCACTCACTTCTTTCAGTTGTTTTAAATTGTTTCCCTAATTGTGATGTACAAATAGCCCAAGCGTTATCTTTTGTTTTTTTATTTCCTTCAGTCATTTGACTTTCGGTTGGCATTCCGTCGCCATAATCATTATATCCGTCATCGGTAGATGGCCCTACTTGATGTGGGTCTTGAGTCCTTGCACCTTTTTCAAAATCCATAGGGTCCTCTTCGTCTTCAGTCATTTCAGTTTCAACTTTAACATTGATTCCTTGCGAGGTCATCTTTTTGATTTCTGTAGGGTCAGTACCCTTTTTAACAACAACAAGTCCCTGTTCAGATAACCCGAATTTTTTAAATAATGTAGTAATTTCAGATTCTTGTAAATTAAGAACTGTTTTAGGACTAAGTCCCATTTCAATTAACTTGAGAGCTTTTTTATTAGTTTTCATAAACAAATTCTTTTTCAAATGCAAGAATTAAATCTTTTTCATAAAGTTTATCTTTTACTGAAGTCTCTTCTTCACCAAAAGAAAAAACTAATCTTGTATCACCCAAATAATCTACTTCCCAAGCCAATGCAATTACTCCGTCAACTGAATCGTGCATTGAGAAATAATCTGAGTTTTGGATTAGTTCAAATTTTGTATCAGTACCTTTAAGAACACCTACTTTTTTGATAAACTCTAAGTTTGGTGGAGAGGGATAACCATTTGCTGGTGAACTATCCCAAGAATCTCCCTCAACGTTTAAAGTATCAGAAAAAATAAACTCGTATAAATTATCACCTTTATAGTCAGGACCAAGTCCATTCACATAAATTAGATAACTCATAACAATAGACCTTCTTCAGATATTCTAACTTGTTTATTTTTATATTCAAACACCAAGTTATTCTTGTTTGTTTTTCCTATAAAATTATAAAAATTATTTTCTTCTAAAAATTTCTTAGCTGAAAGTTCTTGTTCGATAGTTTCAGACAATCTTTCGATTTGAGTAACACTTTTTTTGGCGTTAGTCTTAACCTCATTCTTTCTTGACTCATACATCAATTTAGATTGTTTAACTTCAGAGTCAGAAACTTCAAAATACTTACTTAAAACTTTGTCAATTTTAGATTCAGACATCGCATTTTCAAATGAATATGATTCTGTAGGTTCTTCAATTTCTACCTCACCTTCCATATCATCCCCCATTGCAGGTTCTTCAACATCAATTTCATCTTCCATACCCATATCAGCACCTTCTTCTTCGGCACCCTCAAGTTTGGACATAATGTCTTCCAAGTCTTCTTCACTTAGTTCTGTTAAATCAACTGCAGATAAAACCATATTGATAACGTATTTGATGTCTTCAGAAGTCATACCTTCAGCGTTATCAAAAGTTCTCATTTTTTGAGTTAACTTACCAGTTAATTTTTGGATTGTCTTGAATGTAACCTCCTCGTCGTCAGCAGGCTCTTCAACATCCATCTCAGCGTCAACCTCCATTTCATCATCCATTGGTGGTAAATCTTCTCCCGCCATATCATCTGCGGGCATATCATCCATTGGAACATCGTCAGCAGGTGCTGCTGGTAAAGCTGGTTCAGGAACCATAGGTGGTTCAGCAGGAACTGAAGGAGCTGCCGGTACATCTACCTCAGCCTTTTTAGTTTTGAAAACAAACTTTTTTTGTTCACCAAACAATTCAGTACCTTCATCATTACCATTTAAAGTGTTAACTTCTTTGATAACTAAGTTTAGTCTTTTCAAAGCTTGTGAATATGAAGAATAATATTTTCTATTCTTCATTGGCTCAATATAATCAGACGTAGACTCAGTTAGTCCTTTTTTAATAATATAACCTTGTTTTTCTTTAACAATGTGATAAGTCATTCCATCAACTAAGTTAATAGAATAATCTTGTGTTGATTCAGTCAAGGTACTGTTAGGAGTATTGTATTTAGCAATCTCCATAATTCTTTTTATTTTATCAGTTCCTTGTAACTTTTCACTACCGATAGGTTTTAGTTTTGACATAGTTTTATTTATTTAATTTTCATTTTTAGCTGTTAATTCCATCGAATCCTCCGATTCTAATAGCACTTAAATCTATAACTACACCCTTTTTATTTTGTGGGTTCCAATCAACTGGGTGAGGAGGTTGGTCGGGGAATGGCGGTGACTCCCAAGTACCACCACTAAAGCTTCCTAAAATATCCGCAGTATACGCATATTGGTCGTTAACATCTAAACCAAAACCAAATGGAGTTGGAGTTGGTGTTGGAGTTGCGGTGTTTGTTGTTGTTGGTGACGGTGTTACGTCAGCAGTTGTTGATGGTGTGGGTGTGTTACTATTTGTAACAGTTGGTGTAGGTGTGTTAGATGCTGTAATTGATGGTGTTGGTGTTGGTGTTTTAGTAGGTGTGTTAGTTGGAGTTTTTGTTGGAGTTGGTGTTGAAGTTTGTGCCGGTGTTGTTGATGGTGTATTTGAAGGTGTTACTGTTTGAGTTGCGGTCTGTGTTGGTGTTTTAGTTGGAGTTGGAGTTGTTGTTGTAGTGTTAGACGGTGTAGGTGTAGGAGTTTTGGTATTTGTTGGTGTAGGTGTTGGAGTGGCATTTGTTAAACACTCGATACAATTTTGCCAAGGACCTGTTACAACTGTTGCCAAGTTATAAAGACTTGATGATGAACCACCA